TATGACAAACCGTCAATAGCTTGGGCGCATTGGAGGACATACGGATGGTACTAAGTTTTGAAGAGTGGCAAGAACTAGAACAGTTAAAAGAACAAGAGCTAGCAGTTTGGGAACAGCTCAGACAATCAGTAGAAAGAGTTGCTACGTCAACGTATGACGCAGTATACAATGCACAAACAAAGGAGATATAATGGCAAAAAGCAAGGCTGCTATCAATGTCAAGATAGCCACAGTTAAAGTAATCAAAGCTCTAGAAAATAAACTAGAGCAGATAAAAACAACTAAACAAAATGAAGCAGAAAATGAAACCAAGTTTCAAAAACTTTTAGATAAGTACAATAAAGAAGTTACTAAGATTGCTCTTGCTAATATGAATAAATGGGGTAATCTCAATGTCAAAGTTCGCTGGGATGGTGATGTCAATGTTGATGTTAATATCCCTGGAAGTGTATTGAAGCTACCAAAAGAACCAGAGCGAGACTTTGATAGTATTCCAGACTGGCAGTACAAAGATATGGTAGATGAGATTGAGAATGCTATCCGTATTCTCAAGATGACGGATGAGGAAGTTGTCAGCACCTCAACCTACAACTCAATAGCAAAATACCTATAAGAAGGAGACAACAAATGCAGACAATAACAAAGCAAAACGGTGTGAAGTTCGACATCTATCCCTTTGAATACGATGGATATACATTCTATTCACGTGTTCTTGTTGGGTCTGATATCCACACTAGTGTAACAAACGTGCCTGAAGAAGTGTTTATCCAGATGAATCAAGATTGCCTTGCAGAACTGTTAGGCACGGGACTACCTCTGGATAAAATCAAAGAGCGTCTTTATGAAATCAACAAGTACGCATCATCAGCTTATATTGAATTGGCGCACAGCTAATGACAACAATAATAGCTAACGTTCCTAAAAAGAATATGTCTAACTGGTTGAGAGCTGGCACAGCAGTGACAGCAACATCAGCCAGTGATGTAGCCAGCCAGGCAGGTCTTGACTGGTCAGTATCTCTGCACGATTTGAGTGCTTCATACCAGATTCCAGGTGGTGAAGCACCAGTAAATGTACCTATTAACAACAAGTTCGGTGTCATCAAGACAACACCATTCGGTGATGTCACAGGCATCGGCGTAGTTGGTGGCAGGTATCAGGTCTTTCAGAACTCAGAGATATTCTCAGCTCTTGACGGCTTGATAGATTCTGGCGAAGCCAGATATGCAGCAGCTGGTGAGTATGACGGCGGTGCAAAAGTATGGATGTTATTGCAGATTCCAGAAGAGATTGTCATTGGTGATGACCCACACGCAGCATTTATCTTGGCTAAAACCAGCCACGATGGCAGCAGTTCGGTTGTTATCAAGCCAATCATTGAGCGGTTATGGTGTGCTAATCAAATCAATAAGATATATAACGGTAAGAATGCATACACCTATACTCTCAAGCACACATTAGGTAATCAGCTGAAGCCAGCAGACATCAGCAATATCTTGAAGTTATCCTACGATAACATCGAGACATACAAGAATGTAGCTGGTCGTCTGATTACTCGGCAGACTAGCCGTGAGAATGCATTGGAATATTTCAAGAAAGTATTTCCATTGCCAGCTCAGGTTGAGAATACACATCCAGCTTTGCTTACTGCAGGTGAAAAGCGACAGCTTAGCCGTGCTCAGATAGCAAGGGCAACAGCTCTTAACATCTATGAGAACAGCCCAACACAGGCTAACATCCGCAATACAGCATTCGGTTTGTGGCAGTCAGTCATTGAGTACACAGACCATAACGGCAAGCGTAATGCTGCAGAGCGGGCTATCAAAGGAGCCAGCGATGCCATTAAAGTCAGAGCATTGGAGCTACTTGAAGTATGAGTTTCTTAGATAATGTCGATTCATTTACAGTCAACAAAATCTATGACGCTATGGCTGAACAGCTATTCCAGAACTGGATAGCCAGTTGGGATGACCAGTTCACACTAGATAGACAGCTAGCCCATAACTCTGGTGACGCTAGAGTGAAGGCTCTATTCAATGAACACTATGAACTAACCCCAGATGATATAGACTATCTTAAATAAGGAGACAAAGATGGAACTATTATATACAGATGATAAAGGTGAGACTACTAAGTACACCGCAGATATGCTTATCAATGCTATTAAAACTAAAGAGCTATTTAATAAAGAGAATACCAATCTAACTGAAGAACTCAAAAGAATCTACGATAAGTTATCTACAATTCGTGGAGCTGTTTATGACTTCTTCAATGAGCGGTACGAAACTGGCACAACAACTATTGAGTGTGAAGTTGATGATGTCAATGCATTACTAGAAAGCATTGGTTCTACTAGACTTAAGCGTTTGTTTGAGGTCAGTGGAACTATTTCATTTACCATTGCTGGTGTTGAAGCAGAAAGTTCAGATGACGCAGAGACACAGGTAATGGACTATCTCAACTACGAATGGAGTGGTAGCGAAGGCGAAGTTGCTGAGTGGGATGTAGAAGTTAGCCGAGCCAGAGAAGAGTAACCACTAGCCTCTCATTTGGTATAACGTGGTACCATTTGAGTAGAGACACCGCCTGGGATTTGTGTCTCCTTTTCTCAGGCGGTTCTCATAACTAAGGAGAACAATGACAAACAAAGTAGAAATCCCACGCGATAGATATGGTCGTCCGCTAGTAGTCCCTTTTGGTGGGAAGAAAGCGGTGGCATATACCCGTGCCACAACTATTGCCAACTCGCTTGATGACCCACAAGCATTGACTGCTTGGAAAATGCGGATGGCAGCGTTGGGATTGACAGCACGCCCAGACTTATTGCTTGCTATCAGTGCAGCACAAGACGATAAGTTAGCCATCAATACTTATATTGAACAGGCTATGGAAGTAGCTGGTGCTAACGCTAAAGCAAACATTGGCACAGCTATTCACGCATTCACTGAGAAACTAGATTTGGGGCAAGACCTAGGTGTTGTCCCAGACAACTGGTTAGCAGACGTTCGTGCATACGAGTCTGCTACTAGTGTGTTGGAAAAACTGCATATAGAACAGTTCTGTGTACTAGATAAATATAAGATTGCTGGTACACCAGACAGACTAGTTCGTTATAACGGCGAACTATTTATTGCGGATATAAAGACTGGTCGAATAGACCATCCGAATAACATCGCAATACAGTTAGCTATCTACGCCCACGGCTTGCCGTACGACATCGCTACGGCAACCCGTGGCACGTGGGGAGACGTGAACCAAGAGAAAGCCATCATCATTCACTTACCAGCAGGAACTGGTGTGTGTAAGTTGCACTTTATTGATATTGAAGAAGGCTGGAAGGGTTTACAATTCGCTATGAAAGTCAGAAAGTGGAGAGACAAAAAGGGTCTAACCACACCAGTAGAAGGAGATATGTGAGTCATTCAGAAGCACCTATCAGCATCACAATCAAGTCACCAGCAGGTAGCTTGATTACAGTCCGTGCCGAAAACGGAGAGCAACTAGACGCTCTTGTAGCAGAGGCATACAGTGCAATCGCATCAGCCGTGACAGAACTCGAATCAAATATTCGTGGTCAAAGTCAGGCTCCAATGACAGCTAGCCAGGTAGCATCAACACTCGGAGCTAACATTGTTAGCAACGATGATGGTGGTTGGCAGTCAGCACCAGTTACACCATCAATCGGTGGCAAAGCTTGTTCTCACGGCAGAATGACAGCCATCCAAGGCACAGGTAAAGACGGTAAGATTTATCGTGGTTACTTTTGTGCAGCACCGAAGGGTGCTCTAGATAAGTGCAAGAATGTCTATGCACGAATTGGTACTCCAGAGTGGAATACATTTACACCTGACCAGGTAAAATGAAAACGCTCAGACGTAGCATTAACAAAGCAGAGGTGGGTGGCGAACCATTGCCACCCGCTTTTGCGGCATTTGAACGAGCAGGAATAATCTTGCGTCGTGCTGAAGTAACAGTGATTGCTGGCACTCCTGGTGCTGGTAAGTCATCTATTGCTTTGGCTATTGCTGCAAAGACTAAGCATCCGACGCTTTACTTTTCTGCTGATACAAATGCACACACAATGGCTATGAGACTTATCTCTATGTCCACCCGTATAACACAACATCAAGCAGAGATTTGGCTTAAGCGCGAGCCTGAGCGAGCAAATGAAATGCTTAGCTTGAACAATCATTTGTTCTGGTCTTTTGAGTCAACACCGACTCTTAAAGATTTGGATGATGAAGTATCTGCGTTTGAGACAGTCTGGGGCAGAAGCCCTACGCTTATCGTTGTAGATAACTTGATGGATATAGCAATGGATGGACACGGAGAGTTTGAAGGTATGCGTGCTGCTATGAAAGAGTTGAAGTATCTTGCTAGAGATACGAATGCTGCTGTCTTGGTTTTGCACCACACCAAAGAAGGCTTCGAGGGTTATCCTTGCCAGCCACGTTCAGCCGTTCAGGGTCTGGTTAATCAGATTCCAGCAATGGTTCTTACCATTGGTCAGATGAAACAGGGTGACGATACTTATCTATGTGTAGCTCCAGTCAAGAACAGATATGGCAGAGCAGACCACACAGGTAACAACTATGTAACCTTAGCTTTCAATCCTGATTCAATGTACCTTGATGATGTCCAAATCAAATACACACAGGAGACAATGTATGGAGATTAAAGTGTGGGAAAATTCCTATACCAGAGAAGACATTGAAGTATTACTTGGTAAGCCACTTGCTGATGGCGAGTGGGAGATTGTTGTTGATGAGCTATACAACAGCGATAAACTGTATGAAATGATTACTACTGAAGTAATGAATATAGTTCAGGCTGCTCTTGAGTAGTGCAGCCAAACGCAAAGGTAGCCAAGCAGAACGGGATGTAGTCCTGTGGCTGCAAGCTAATGGCTATCCCTATGCAGACCGCAGAGTTGCTGGAGCCACCCTAGACAAGGGCGACATAAGCGGTGTGCTGGGAGTTACCATTGAAGTTAAGAACCATAAACGAATGGACTTGGCTGGATGGGTTGGCGAACTAGAAGTAGAAATGAAAAATGATAATGCTTGGACTGGGACGGTTATTCACAAGCGTCACGGTAAATCAAGCGTGGATGAATGGTACTGCACAATGCCAGCCAAAGTATGGCTAGCACTTATAAGAAAGGCTATGGGTGGAGAAGCACAGCATTAGTGCCTATCTGCAATACATAGGCGCCACCGTTCCAAGCGGCAACGGGTGGCGCAAAATGAAATGCCCGTTTCACCACGATACACACGCATCAGCTGGAGTAAATGAAGATGAATGCTGGTTCAAATGCTTTGGTTGTGAAGTATCTGGGGATGTATACAACTTGATTATATACAAAGAAGGAGGTGATTATCGTGAGGCTGTCAAATTCGCAGAGACAATATCTCCTACAGGCAGCGACAGAGTACGCTTCGCAAATAAAAGCAGCAGAGGGTTATCTGGCAAGTCGCGGTCTATCGGTAGAAGAAGTACAGCAGTTTCATCTGGGAGTAGTGACTTCTCCATTACCAGGGCACGAAAGCTACGTTAATAGGTTATCTATTCCGTATGTCACGCCATCAGGCGTAACTGATATACGGTTCAGGTCGCTTGATGGTTCAGAGCCGAAGTATATAGGTATGCCTGGGGCAAAGACTACTATGTATAACGCTCAGGCTGTTCTGACTGCACAAGATTATATCTGTGTAACAGAGGGTGAGATTGACTGTATTACAACCATTGTTAAGACTGGTCACGCAGCAGTGGGTATTCCAGGAACACAAAACTGGAAACCATTTTACAGCAAGATACTAGATGACTTCGAGACAGTTATTGTTTTAGCGGATGGTGATAATCCAGGTCTAGAGTTTGGCAAGAAGATAAGCCGAGAGCTAGGCAATGTAAACATTATTCAAATGCCAGAAGGCTTTGATGTAAACAGTATAGTTATGAAAGAAGGAGGCGGTTGGTTAGATGAACGAATCAAGCGCGTCATTTGACGCAGAAGATATATGGAAATATATAAGAAGTAATCCAAGAATTGTAGGTATTGAAGTATCAGAAGAAAAACGTCTTGATTTATTGTCTGCATTAGCAGATATATATAAAGCTCTAGATAAAGACTGTGTTACTGAAGCAAAACTTATGATGACAATGTTAGCCAGCGTCCTGTTAGCAACCGCTACTGGAACAGCTGATGAGATTGTTAATGAAATAATGGTGCAAGAGTCAATGCAAACCTTTGACCAATCTATTAGGGAGATACTTAATGAAGGATAAAAAGCATTTAGTTGTTATCATCGAAGAACTACGTGTCTTACTAGAAAAGAAACACGAGGATTATGGTCCGTATAATATAGCCCACGCTCCTGGCGGTCCTATGAATGGGCTACGAGTAAGGATGTATGACAAGCTGGCTAGGCTAAATCACCTGACAGATACAGGCAACACACCGAACTATGAAACCCTAGAGGATACCCTGAAAGACCTTGCAAACTATGCCATAATAGGACTATTAGTGCAAAGGGGACAGTGGGAAGGGGTAGATGAATAGCGACTTTTACCAAGAATATCTAACAGTTGTAAATGCACTTGCTGCTGAATACAACAGAAGATATGCAATGGTAGAGACGGGTGACATTGCACAGACATTGTGGATGTGGTTTGTTACCCACCCAAATAAGTACAAAGAGTGGTCGCTGCTCGAACAGAAAGATAGAGACAAGTTAATAGCTAAGTCGCTGCGTAATGCAGCGATTACCTTTTGCGAGAAAGAAAAAGCTAAAGTCTCTGGCTACGAAATCTTAGACTTATACTACTATGATGCTTCAGTTATTGAAGCATTTCTTCCCTCTATTATTTCGGAATCATATGAGATTCCTCAGAAGATAAAAGACTTGAACTTTAAGTTTAGTAAAGGTGAGACAAACGATGGAAACAACTGGTTAGTATTAAGAGCCGATATTGCTGCAGCATACTACAAGTTGTCAGAAGCTAAACAAAATGTTTTAAGGATTAGATTTTCAGCTGACAACCAAGAGTGGTCAGCACTAGCTAGTGAACTAAATACCACACCAGATGGTGCAAGGATGAAAGTCCAGCGTGCCATTAACTCTCTTATCAAGATTCTTGGTGGCTTTAAGCCACGTTATGAAGAAGATACTGTAGTAGAAAATGCTGAAGAAGAAGTAGATGAGTAGAGATATCAGAGACTTACTACACAATCAGGATTACAGCAGTGCAATGGACCTGCGTGGCAACCCAATAGGGGATAGCTGCGTATGTGGCTGTGAAGTTTTTATAATGTTAGGAGCCTTTACTAAAGGCGAGTTGACATTTTATTTCCTAGATGCGGAGTGTGCAGGATGTGGTTCTCTGGTAACTTTATCTACACCACTAGACCACGGGGAGAACTGTGATTAGTTTCAACAATCCCGCCAACTGTGCAGGGACTGATACTGATGATTGGTTTACAGATAGCACTATTTATGCAAACAAAGATATGCTCAAGAAAATATGCGGTGCTTGTCTTGCAAAAGATGAGTGTCTTGACTACGCCCTTGAATATAATGTGCTAGGATATTGGGCAGGAACATCTGAGATGGAAAGAGGTCGTATGCGTAAAGCGCTGAACATCATTCCAAAATCTGTGATTCCATCCGAATGGGAAATGGCTAAATACTATGCCTAAGTTTTCTGACTTTGACCTAGATTTTGCCACTGGTCAACAAGGGGAAGAGCTCGTAAAAGAGCTGTTGACTGGTGGCAAAACTGTTGAAGTCAAGACAGATATCAAGTGGAAAAATACTGGTAACTTATATATAGAAACTATCTGTTGGTACAACTCTAGTAGTGAATGGCTGCCTTCAGGTATATCGGTTACCAAAGCAGACTATTGGGGTTTTGTACTAGAAGGTGCAGTTTTGTTGGTCCAGACAGAATATGTACGGATAGCGATTGCCCAGTATGGGCATCCAATTAACTGTAATATCCCACCCAATCCCAGTAAGGGATACCTTATTAAACCTGAACATATACTAGCGGTAGTAAAAGAACAGAATAAGACGGATTAGCAGGGGACAGCCAAATAAAAAAATCCCCCCAGCCTGTAGGTTTACTACAAGTCGGGGGGATTCGTGGCTCCTAGAGCCATTCTAGGGCTTTTTAAGGGGTATTTATTTACTTCTTACGGCGTCCAAATTCAGGGGCTGAAGGGTCTAGCCACTTGAGAACAGGACCAAGGAAACCAGCTAGGGCAGCAGTACCCAATACCTTGAGGTCAGTCTCACCTGCCAGATAAAGTGCAATAGCAGCAGCTGCTGCAGCACGGAACCAAGTCAGGGATACTTGCTTGAGTTGTTCTTTCATTAGTCCTCCTTTGGACTAGGTATGTCTTGCTTATCTTTTACCTTGATGAACTTAGACTTAACGGCATTCCACCGCTTAGGCTTGCCCATCCAGGGGAACCAATCATATGTATCCCACCCGTATCCTTGTTTGATAGATACGTGTAGATGTTTCATATGTGGATTACTACCATTGTAAGCTCGGACTCCACGTTCAGGCGACCAGATAACACCTTGAAATATCAGATACTTAACCCGCTGGTCTTTCTTAAGCTCTTTGAATATAACGGCGCAATCAATACCACTTTTAGGGTCGTGGGTTAAATCTACTGCGTAGCCTGTGTTGTGGTCAGAGTTAGGGCTAGCGGTTAGATGAGCAGCAGAAGGTAGCAGTCCATCGCTCACCTTC